GTTCTCCCTTCCAGTCCTTTCCGGTCCAGCGCGTGCCAAGTCGCGGATCACGAATGCCGCCCATGTCGCGAATGGCTTTCAAAATGTCATCAGGACGAAGACGCTTCGCACCACGCGCATCTTTCAGCGCAGCTTGTAGCGAAGTTCTTTCATCCGCTGTCAATGTCAACGCACGTAAATCATCAGAGCGCCGGCGGAGTACCCGCCTAATAGTTCCTGTGGCGCGACCTACGGCACCTTCACGCCCTATCGCAGCTTTTGCCCGTTCTCGCTTTTCCACGGCTTTCTTTCGAGCATCCTTAAGCGTCCGCTGCGATTGAGAAATGGTTTCGCGTTGCCGGAATTGATCAGCCTCAAGATCCTCAAGACGACGATCGTATGCCAGGTTGCGTTCAGCTACATCGCGGCGTTCGCGAAATGCCTTATCAAGCACAATTTCAATATCAAGTTCGGACCCGTCGCCACGATGAGAGATAATCTTCTCTTGATTATATACACGCGTGAAATAGCTCAGTGCGTTTTTCACCTGAAGTTCAGGATCAAACAGCCCAAGCTCCGTCGCCTCATCCTTGATTGGATCGAGCAAATTACGGCGAAGACTATCGGCAGCAGCTTGGACTTGCGGGATAGGATGCTTGTCGTCACGACGCATCGCCCGGCCAACTTCATCCATGAAGTCGCGGGATGATAGCTTTTCAGTTCGGCCGGCCAAATGCGCCGTCCACCGCTGGAATGGCGCAGTGACATTACCTACGATTCCAACCGACCCATCATTCCAATAATCGCCATATGCCTTTTGCACATCAAACAACGATTTTGAAAGTTCGTTACGCTCTCTGTCTTTAATGCGCGTCTCAACGGAAGCATCACCGTTTAAAACCGATTGGCCTTGTTCATTTACGCGGTACTGAAGTGGCGTCTCAACGAGACCAGCAGTTGCTTCACGCGTGCTTGGCAGCGTCGAAAGCTGGGTCCGCAAAATAGGATCAGAACGAACGATCCCCCGAAGGAATGGCACTTTTCGAATATGACTAAAAAGCGCTTCCCGACGAATTGTAAAATCTTGCGCATTTTCAGCAGCACCCATCGCGCGGCCACCTTCAACAAATTCGTACTGATCAACCAGCGCGCGTTCAGCTGCAACGCTTGCCGATTTAAATTCAGACTTGCTTAGAACACCGGCGCCAGTGCCAAGAATTCCACCTAGTATTACTGATCCACCAATTGCAAACGCAGTTTCTTCACCAGTTCTGGTTTGCTGGGATGCTTGAAGGAAAGCTTCATCGATGCCAGCTGCGATGCCAGCCGATGCCGCAACATTCAAACCGGTCGCGCCGATCTTTACGCCTTGCGCACCCTTAACCACAGCACCGCCCGGTATCAGAGACGTTGGCGATAAAATCGCCGCCCCCATTTGAGCTGCAAAACCACCAAATCCTGCGGCGTCCAGTGTTCTTCGATCCTCTAGCTCACCGTCAATCTGCAATTTCATCGCAACAACATCTTCACGATCACGCGCGCCAGCAAATCTATCAGAGTAAGCTTCGTACTGCGTTCCCACAACGTCATCAATTGGCCTATATTCAGGATCAAACGCCTTATCCGGATCATAGTCAAAACCCGACAGCACAGATACAACAGGGTTCTCGCTACGAAACCCTGCACCAATAACGGCGCCTATACCTGTTTCGACATCTGAGGTTGTTGCTTTGGATAAATCTAAACCGGCAGGAATCGAGACAGGCCCGTGCGTTTTTTCATCCGGAATGAAACCCATTGCTATTCTCCTGAAGGGGGCAAGGACGTTGAATACTTCTCAAGATTACCGTTCATTTCATCATAAATTTGATTGACGGACATGCCTTGCGCTCTGAAGTGTGCTTGCCATTTAGAAATGCTACGACGAGCATCATACTCGCTATGATCAGCAGTTACTTGCGGCACTTCAAATTGATATCGCCCAGGCACGACCTGAAGCATCTTATCATCGTCAAGGTAGCTGACAGCATAAGATGGCGCACGGCCAGCCGCAATGTCAGCACGAGTTCGTTCGTCAGCCGTAATGGTTATATTCTCGCTATCAATTCGTTTGCTATCTGGAATCAATCGATAGGCGTTTGCGGCAAAATCAGCCACGCCTTCAATTAAGCCTTCTGGACGTGCATCAACATCATCGCCAAAAGCATATTCAGAAACATCATCTACAATTTGTTCTTGCATCCAGTTTTCACGACCGGGAACGTTTGGATAGAAGTTCTGGGGAGGAAAGCGCATCAACCGGCTATCGCCAGTGATATGATTTGGCCCATATACGGTCGACAGCTCATCGAGCGCACGCGCACGCGCCAAGCCTTCATCCCCTGTTTTGACAAAAGCGTCCTGAAACAGGCGTTCATAGTCCGCCATCACAGCGCCTTGCTGCACTTCGGAACCAAGCGTCACGTTCGAACCAAAGTGATCTATGACTTGATCAGCCTTAAGGTTTTCACTCGCAGACTTCGCCGCATCAGAAAGGTTTTGACGACGGGTAGTTCCAGCTTCCGAACGTTGTTCAATAATCCGTTCAGCCGCGGCTTGCCCATCCATCAATCCAGAGTAGTACCGATAATCAGACAATGCGTTTCGTACTTCGCTGGCACCGCCGTATGGGTTCAACGCTGTTGGCTGAAGGTCCAACATCTGTCCCGCGAACTCCATCGCTTGCATAAACTCTTGCGGATCAGCGCTGTTGGCGCCCTGCCGGATCGCATTGAACATAGTTTTTGGCAAAAAGCCTGTACGCTGTGCAATCCCCGCGGCCACAGTCTGACCTTCAGGTGACATTGGCGACTGGTCACCGATCATCGCCCCAAAGGCATCATCAACATCATTTCTAAGACTGCTATCATATGCGTCAAAGGCGACGTCAGCATTACTTAAATCAGATAGCGTGTTCTGGATTTTTGTTTGCTCTGCACGTTGACTTTCCAACGCAGCAGTCAGCGTAGATTGCGCCTGATCTGATAAGCTTTGATCCTGTTGAATTTGCTGCGTTGTCAGGGACGTATCTTGCGCCTCAATCCTCGCTTTATATTCCTCACTTGCGCTATCTTCTAGGCGCCGGCGCATATTGAATTGATCGTTAAGCGCAGCTAAAGCTATGTCGCGGACTTCACTATCATCGATCTGGTCAATTTGAACGCGACGCGCAGCAATATCAGACGCCTTGACCGTACCCCGACGTTCAGCCCAATTACGAACTTCACCAACCGTCATATTCGCAAGCTCTGGATTTGCGTTGACAAATTCCTCACCCAGCAACGGCGCGGCAGGAACATCAACGTCCACGCTGAAAACAAGCTGTGCCGCCGATACATCAGCAGTCGCAGCCAAGAATTCGGACCCCGGTGTGATCGACACACCCGCACTTACCAAGGCTTCGCGATTGGCCGTAAAGTCGACAGGCGTTGAAACGACGTCGCCATCGCCACCTTTTTCCGCAGACCACGCGCGGAACCGGTCAACGTCCATTCCACTCAAGAAAGGATTGGCGTTGATAACTTGTTCAGAAAGCAAGCTTGTAAGTTGAGTAGACCCTGGCGCCCCAAGAACCTTGACCGCATCACCAGCACCAAGAAAGTGAGCCGCATAAAGGTTTCCACCAGATGTAGAAATACCGTTTCGCTGAAGGATATTCCCGTTGTCCCGCGTGAAGGCAACGATCGCTCGCTCTTGTTGTTCCGCGTTTAAGCGGCCATCGAGCGTCAAGCCCAGCTCGGGATGCTTTCGCATCATGTCCTTCCATGTGCCTTCAGTAAATTGATAACGCCCTGTCGCTGAAGATCTTGGATTGCGCGCGTTATCATCACCGCCACTTTCGGCAGATCTAATCGATGCAAGATAGCCCGGTGTCACAAAGTCACCACCAAAGCCAAAGTTACGCACGGCAGACGCAACGTCCGTCCCTGCCAGCGAGTTTGCAAGCGCACGACCGTCAATGCCCTTCAACACACCCTCTGTCGCCCCATACAAGCGCTGACGCGCCGCGGGGGTGATATCTGGGTCATCAATCAATGCTTGAATTTCAGCCCGCCGTTCATCCGTGATGCTATCTGCATTTTCTAGCCCGCTAAGTTCTTCGGTGATCTGGGCAACACGCGCTGTCCCGCGAACCCCGCGCAGGTACGCTTCCGATTCATTTGGCGTTTCTGAAATGAAATCTGCCGATTGACGAAAACCAGTAATGCTTTCTAGTTCTGCGTAGACTTGAGCAGCGGCTTCCGTATCACCGGCCATGATAAGATTGACGTAATCATCAGCCAGCAAATCGCGATGTGTGCTGGTGTCACGATCAGATTCACGGTTGGTTCGATCTGAAGCCTGGACAAACAAACCATTGAAACGTGTGCTGGCTTCATTTTGAGCGCTTGCGAGAAGATCCTCACGCAAAAGCGCCGGCACGTTTTCATCTTCATCCATCAGCGCAATATATGCGTCAGAAGCCTCGCGGAACCCAGCCGGATTGAATTGATGCTGGACGGCAAGTTCTGTCATATTTTCGCGAATGTCTATCTTGCGTTGCGCAAGATATTTCGAATAGGCCGCAGCATTATGTGCGTCCGACAGCTCACCACCCAACACGTTTTTCGCGTCAATCTGAAGCTGACCACCTTCATCACGATATACCGACTTAGCGCCTTGCTCTGCCGCATCTTCTAACGCAGCTGGCCGAATGAAATCGGATCCGACCTCGGCCAACTCCGCAAGCGCAGCAAAGCCAACGCCCATGCGCTTTGGTTGCGCCGCCACCTGTGAAATGTTGTTCCGCTTAATGATTTCGGGAATGCGCGCCATGTTTTCTAACCTTGATTAATTCCGTATTGGGCTATTGGAACACCACCCCTTACCAAGCCACTTGCCAATGACCACCGCCCCGCACTTTGATATGAATTTGCAGAGGATCGAAAGTTAGCTGCCTTTTGCCGGTCATCAGATCGTGCACGAATACGATCCTTGTCAGACTGACGAATTGCTGCACCGGCAAGAACCATAGCATTTGGCGACGTCGAGCTTAGACCATTTGCGGCTCGTGCTGCACGCATTGAGCTTAAAAAGCTGTTTAAATCGTCCCGCGCAATTGTATCCCGTTGAAGAGCTTGGGTTTCGGCCAAGCGCGCTTCGCTTTCTGCACGCGCATGCTCTGACATCGCTTGAGAACGACCAGCTAAGCCACTTGCAACGGCTGTGGTTGTCTTAAGAACCGTATATCCTAATGCCGGATCCATTAAACGCTCACTCTCTGTCCAATTTTGGTCAACAAGAACGGACCAGGGCGCGAGCGCGTTATGCGTGTCGTCTCAAATGACGCACCACCTTTAACCGCAACACGATACTGCCGATCAACTAAAGCTGGTGGCTGCGTAAGATCGTCGCCAACCGCATAAGCGCCAACTGTCTGACCATCAATTTCAATCAATCCCGTCGCCATGACAGATACATAGAGATCGATCAATCGCTTGACGTCTCGCGTTCCTCTCTGCGTTTCAACAGAACGGCGTGGCCAAGGCAAAACAGTTATAGCGAAGGGCAAACCAACCTGTGCAATTCCTGCATAGGTTGGGTACGACAAAACATCGCCGTTACTGTCCAGAGGCATGCCATCAGAATTAACCGTCAAATCGCCAAAGTCCCAACCGTCCAAATAAACGCCAGCCGCGTGACCTTCCAAGTGAGTGGCAAATTGCGTCACACCCGCAAAATATTCTGTACCAGCTACTCCGGTTGGACTTTGCTCGCTAACCTCTACGCACGCGCAACAGTCCATATAAAGACCGTATTCAAAACGCTCGCGTGTGCGGCGCTCAGATCCATCGATGACCCGATCAACGATCGCATGCACCCTAGACATCGACTGATATATTGACACAAAAAAGCCATCCGTGACCCAAGGTCGCCAACCAATAGAGTTGTCTGAACGATCCCATTGACAGACAGCCGCCGTTCCATCCTCATTCACAACGTAGATGAATTGTTCTGGACGCTCAGAACCCCAAACCGTTGCCCCAAGTTGCTTTGGCTTATTGAACAAATGTGCGTGAAATTTGCTAACCGGCTCAACACGCCAAGACCTGTAAACGTCGCCAGACAAAACAGCGGCTTGGACTTGCTCACCAATAGCATCAACGAAAACAGCTCCGTCATCTACTGCGATCGGGTGAACGCCAGCACAACCTATCTTTGAAAATGGTATAGGCCCAATGTTGCTTGGTGTAACAGCATCACCAGTTCGTGTGGACTGATAGAAAATCCCTCGCGTTGTAAAGAACAATAGATCTTCAGCAGATACGATGTATTTTAAATCGCCGCCTGTATCTGTCCCCACCAAATCAACAAATCCATCGCCATCATCGGCGCCGGCTGAAAAGTCGGATATATCCCCCGCAATAGAAACCGCGAATGCGCGAGGTGAGCTGGGAAAATTACCAAGATAGAAGCGATCCTTGTGAATTGCCGCGCATCCCGGGTATCCGTGAATGCCAGAAAACATTTGCATATCCCAAAGATTAACAAACGTCGCATTACCCACGTCATCATTAATGCTTGTTATCTGACCCGTTGAGCTTGGTCCTACAAGTTCGTTTTCTGCCGCAAAGTCGTCATGGGCGCCCAGGCAAAATACAGTAAGAACAGTGCCGGTTTTCTCCGTAACAATACCCTGACCACCAAGGGTCGCATCTTCTACGACATCACCAACTGAAAAGCCCACCGTTGTTGGCAGCGTGATAAGAACCGTTCGTGGCGCATCACCCGCCACAGAACAGACAAGATGAGTAGCGCTTTCAAAAGTTAGAACGGTCATTTCAACACCGCGAATTCGCAGCTGAAGACCCACCCACTCATTCGTGAATAGATCGCCGTCTGATCTAACGTCGTAACCAATTATTGCCTGCGAAATTGAAAGCTTCACACTCGGGTAGTGCGGAAAGTAGGGTCTCTTTGGCAGCAATTGCGACGAGAAGCCAAACTTGGAAAAGAACGATGTTTCAAAACCAGTCGTAATTGGGTCTTGGCCATACTGAAAAGCGCCAAAGCTCCACACCCCTTCATCATCCACGACCAAAGCTTGAAGATCAAAGAACTGCGAGCCGATGATTATTGCGCTACGATCCGGTGAAGGAACAACCCAAAACGTTACATCATCATAGCTGTATCCAGATTTGTAATCGCCAATACCTTCCCAATCAACCTGACCAGACGTGACGATCGCGTCATCTATGTCTCTCAAAACATAACCGTTTCGATTAATCCGCATATCGTATGAACGACCGTTGCCAAGATCTACGTCATAACCAACGTCCGACGTTGTATCATGAAGGTAATACGTGCCCGGACGATCAGCAATTTGCCCCGTAGTAAGACCGATGCAGTTCACAGCTTCTTTGGTAGATGCCAAAACAAGATCAGAGGCTTCACGCTCAACAGCTTCAGGCCGGATCGCACCCAGCCGAAAATCCGTTTGCCAAACTGTTTGCTTTGCGCGCGCCATTAGCCCTGATATCCATTAATGCCCCGGGTACGACGTGCGCGCAGCAACCTACCAGAGCCACGCTTATAAATTGCGTTTGCACTGCGGTTCTTTGCCCCTTTAACGCCAGCTTTCAGCATTTGAAATTCAGCATCTTGATCCTTAGCAATGGCCTCTTCTGTTTCTTCAAGAAAATCCTTGATAACAGCCTCAAGACGTCGCTGTATTGCCTTTGCAAACGCGGATGACCACCGGCTTTCATGACCTTCCCTGACAAATTCAATTTTGACTTCGCGCTCGCGTGCGTTAACCAAAATCGATCCTGTGGCGGCGTGATACTCCCAAGGTTCGCGCAAATCAGAACAAGAACAATCGTTTAAAAAGACTTCAATGATATGCAGCGTTTTTGTCGGCGCAACGAACGCATCGTCATAGCCCATCAGCCCATCATGACGAGACGTTAAAATCTCCTCTGTTTTTCCAAACGAGAATGTACCATCGCCTTCTTCAAGCGCTGACCGGACTATCTCATCATAGTTTGCGTCAAGCGCTTCACGAAGCGCGGTTTCGCTACCCGCACGGCCACGACCACAGCGCAATAAGGCGGCATCGAACAGAGTTTCTTTTGATCTAAGTGACATGCAGTCAAAATCGCGAAATAGCCCATTTCCCGCAATGCACCATAGAAAAAGCCCCCGCCGGACACAGCAGGGGCCTTAACATCTTGCGTTGATCAGTCAGGTCTAATCGTCGCCAGAATCGTCATCGACAATAAGTTTCGAAGCATTTTCGCGAAAGCTTTTAATAGCAGCAACAACCTTTTTACGCGAAACAGGCTTATTGCCAACCAAAGGCTTACCCCACTGGCTCATTTCTCGCGCCAGATCTTCAACGCTCATATCTTCTGGCTCGGGCAAAGGCGCAAGCTGCACTTCGGGCTTTTCGTCAGGCTTGATCATATACAGACCACCAGAGTTGCGAATGTTCTCAATCGCTGTTTGGTAATTGCATTCGATTGCACCGGCCTTTTTTGCCGCAGCAAAGGTCTTTGCGTCGACACCTTCGGGCTTCTTGTCGACGGGAATGATTACAATACGCTTCATGTCATTCGCCCCCTAGCACGAGCTAAGAGCGGAAAACGCGATAGAAGGCGCCGTTCCGTCTGTAACGAGCGTGATCCGCCAGTCTTTGTACGACTGACCATTCACTTCGGTATTCCAGTGAATTTGGACCGTATCGCCCACAGCGTTGTCAACACCACCACCGATGCGCGCTTCAGTCGCGCCAAGGCTGGCAATGGCGGCAACTTCGTTAGTGCTAAAGCCATCATTCGACACCTGGACGATGAAGCGATATTCTTCATCGTCAGCGCTGATCTTGATAGATTCAATACCGATAGACGTGACGTACTGCGTTCGGGTTTGCGCACGTTGTTCATGCGATCCGATCACCGTAGATGCCGCCGTGATAGCCGCTTGCGCGACTTCACGATGGATCATCCGTTGATCGACTGCGTATGTATGGCTTGGGTTGTTCATTTTTCAGCCCTCCTTAAGCCGCGATGGCTTCGTTTGTGATCGAAGACAAACGCAGTGCGGAATACTTGTCTTCTTGTGTGATGCCGGCGTCCCATTCCGCAAGGTTGCGGTGATGAATGCCTTTATCGGTGTGACCCAGCGGCAGAACTTCAAACGGCGCTGTCTGAATGCCGCAGATTCCGTCTTCACGAAGCGACAGAATGTAGATCGACGAACACTGCGCAGCTCCGCCAGCATGAGCGACTTCGTTAAACTGAAGGATGTCTTCAGTTTCAGAAACGTCATACCCCTGAAGAATTGGCAGCTTGCCGTACTTCAGAACCTTGTTTCCGCCCTGATCTTCATAGTGGATCACATGGCCAGTCAGATTTATGTTCCGCATGGCCGCAGTGAACTTGGTCTGCATCATTGGGTTCATCAAAAGGTGCGTTGCACGCGAAACCCGGCTGATAGCAAGATCCAGCGCAGCAAGAGACAAAGCTCCACCACCAACAGCGGTGGAGTTTGCCATAAGACGCGACAGCTTGTTCGTACCGTCGACAGATCCGGTCCCCATATCCGTGAGTCTCTTCTTAAAGCCGTTGAACTCGCGCATATCAGAACCAATGTCACCATCGATGCATGTCTGCGTCCAAAGCTCAGATGCAGAAATCATTTGACCCTTCATATCCAAGGCCATACGACGTTCGCCGTAGCGCTTTTTCTTCAAGCGATCGACTTCCAAGAGGCCAGAAATCGGCGCGCATACGTCTTGGAATTCTTCTTCTTCGCCGTGCGAAATTTCAGGCTCTTGGTTCAACGCGCGAAATCCCATCGCGGCATTCGCAGTGTTGCGATTGAACACGTTGCGACCTTGCTGGACCGTCTTAAACGGAAGAACGGACAAAAGGTCCGACGTTTCAGAAAATTGCTGAACCATGCCCCGCGCCATTGGGTTTTCCAATGTCTTGGCATATTCCGGCAGAGTGATGAGAGCATCAGGCATTTTGGTTTATCCTTGATTTACTTTAGTTGTTCCAGACCAGCTTGGATCAGATCGAGATTGGTCATTCCGTCCATGTTGGGCTTAAGACCTGGGTCGTTTGACGGCGCGATGGAGGACTTCTTGATAAGCCCTTCAACTGCCCGCAGCGCGTCAGCAGAAGTGATGTTATCAAGCAAAGCGTTTGCTTGTTCACCGGGCAACCGTGCGCCAAGCTCACGCTTCACGGTATCGATGCGGGATTTACCCTGATCGTCACCCAGCACGGCGAGTTCAGCCGCGGCCTTTTGCTCAGCGGCCATGATTCCGTTCAGCTCACGATTGACCATGATGCCCGCCGCTTTTTGCATCGCTTCGACGCCGGAAATCTCGCCTTGCGCCAATGCATGCATTGCGTTCTGAAACGACTTCACGTCCGGATCGTCTGCTGCGATCATCTTTGCTGGATCAAATTCTACAGCATTCCCGTCTGCATCCGTCGTCGCCAGCTTTGCAGGATCAAAACCTTCGGGAAACTGATGGTCCTCGGAAAGAGCGAAGATATATTCCTCAGGCGTCTTTGGCAAACCTTCAGCAGCTTCGGCACGCTGGGCGTCGGCAGCAAATAATTGATCAAACTTGGAACGGAAGCCAGCCGTGTCATATGCCCCGTCTTCGCCCTTAAACGTGTCTGGGACGAAAGTTGAAAGGTCAATACCGCCTTCATTAGACCCAGGATCATCCACGTCGCCAGCACTCAAGGATCGACGAAGACCGGGGTTTTGACGCGCATACTCCACCCAAAGCGGGCTATAAGGGTCATTTGGTTTTTGAAGTTGATTAGCCATTTGATACAATTCTCCTGATGTCGAGCACAAAATTACGAACGGCGTTCATTTCTCGCAATGCACCGTCCGACGAACCATTGGGAACACCCGCAAGTAGTACGGATTTTTCCATTAGCATCAGCGCTTTAACGCCTTCGTCCGTTGTAAATGTTTTCACCAGCGTATTGCGAAGTTCCGACGCCACAGCGCTTCCGTCTTCGCCCTGACTGGCGATCCATGCAAGGTGCGCGCTGAGCTGACTTGATGGGGCTTGTTCGCCTCTCATCCCGCCGATGTATCGCTCTTTACTGTTGCGGCGGCTCATCTTGGCCTCCCGTTGGTTGTGGGGCCATTTGCTGAAGATATTGCTGGATCTGCTTTTCACTACGGAACGCAACCAGCTCATCTTTCAATTCGTCTTTGATATTCACCATCGTCGTGACGCCATCGATGAGAATTCCGGCTTGTTCTGGACCGACACCCTCTTGTGTCATCGCGAGGATCGACTGCGCGACCAGAACCTTTTCGCGCGCTTGCGCACGTTCCAAAGGCGAAATCGGGCGAACAATGATTGTTTTGTCGTCAAGCAGCGGAATTTCCACGCCGACCAGAGAGCCACCCTCTTGCCGCTCAAGGTATTCCGTCCGCTTTAGAATGCCGGTGCCAAATTCGCGCCACGTCTTTGCAGCTGGTCGAGCAACCCGACGAAGATCCTTTTGTTCATCGCCAATATACTGCGAAGCTGATGGCGGCGTTTTCCCGCGCTGCGTCGTGGATCGATAGAAACCGTCGCGCAGACCTTCAACAATACGTTCTTCAGCAAAGAACCCGTAATCAAGATTGCCCTCAACACCCAAAGCGCGAATTCCGTCAGCGCTTCCCGGCATGGCTGGATATGCGATGCCGCTTTCAATCCCGTCTGAAAGATCGAGCATACCGTCATGTGGATAAACATAGGCCGGATCGACGGCGCGATCGATGCCTTCAAGGTTCATCCGCGTCAATTCATCCAGCAAGCGCATTGTCGGCAGATTACGCAATCCTGGACCAACACCCCAAGCGCTACCAGCACGAGCATTGAACCGACCAACGACCAACGGACATGACCCCTCATCTTTAAGGTCAATATCTAAGCCAATAGCTTTCCCATCGACACGCACGCGTTGAACCCAAATTGGGCGTTCAGGATCCTTAAATGATTTCCAAAAACCACGGATAACGGTAGCAGACCCCCGCGATTTGTTCTTGATCTTATCTTTGATGACGTCAGGCCATTCGGCGTTTGGAAATAGCTCATCAAGGTCTTGGTAGCTGAATTTTTGCTTGCGAAACCGATCATCCAGACCAAAAGGACCAAGACGCAAGTACAGCTGCGTTATTGGTACGGCTTCCCAAACGATTGAGCTATTCAGTGTTGGCCGATCACCCCAGATAGCCATTGTTCCCACGACAGCA